GGATGGAACTGTAAAGTTAACAATTGACCCTAAGTGCAAGCACTTGATTAAGTGTATTAGTGGGCAAACATACAAGTTGGGCACACAAGTGCCTGATAAGAGTAGTAATTTAGATCACTTTAATGATGCTCTAGGTTACTTAGTGCATTGGATTAATCCTATTGGACGACCAGTAGCACCATTAGAACAAAGAGGGCCTCAACTATGGGGTCATCAATAAAGGATAAATAAGTAAAAGAGGACAGTAATTGATCAGACTGTTTTATACTACCTTAAAGGAAAAATCATATTATGATGACATTAGAACAATTGGAACAAACCCATCCCAACTACAGCGCCGTAGCTGAACAAGCAAATTATCATTACAAATCATACATTGGCGGTGAACTGTATAAAGATGGAAGTTATTTAACACAATACATTGGTGAAAACCAACAGCCAGGTGATGCATACGCTAGGCGTATTAACAGCACACCATTAGACAATCATGTGCAAACTACTATAGACATTTATAGAAGTTTCTTGTTTAGAACATTACCAAAGCGTGACCTAGGACTATTAATTAATAATCCACTAGTAGAGCAATGGTTAGATGACACAGATCAAGATGGACAAGACTTAGATAGTTTCTTAAAAACAGCTAATGACTTGGCAATGGTAATGGGTAGTTGCTGGATCTTAGTAGACAAGGCTAGTTATAAGGTAGAAACAGAAGCAGAAGCAATTGCATTAGGCATACGTGCTTATGCAGCTACATACACTCCTCAAAACGTATTAGATTGGGTTTACGAACGTAACATAGCTGGTAAACCAACACTACAGTATATTAAAGTAATGGAATCAGAAAGTGATTACCATGCTAGTTTTACAACTTGGACAGCAGACAAAGTATGCAAATACAGAGTAAGTAAATACGAGGACGGAACGTTTAACGACATTGAAGGCAAAGAAGAGTATGAGAACCCATTAGGATATGTTCCTTTTGTATTCCATAGTCCACTAAAGTCACCAGTTAAAGGCGTGGGATTTTCACTAATTGCGGACGTTTCAGGGCAGCAGAGATTTATATATAACTGTTATAGTGAAATTGAACAACACTTACGCATAGCAAGTCATCCTACATTAGTTAAACCAACTGGTGTTGATGCAGTAGCAGGTGCAGGTAGTATTCTTAACTTAGATGAATCAGTAGATCCAGGCTTAAAGCCATATCTTTTGAGCCCATCACTAAGCACAACAGACAGTATATTAAGAGCAATTGATAAAAGTGTAGAAGCAATACAACGCATGACACACACTAGTAGTATACAAGCTACTACAGGTTCACCAATGTCAGGTGTAGCATTACAAACAGAACGCCAAATGCTCAACGCTAAACTAAGCGACATGGCTGACACCTTACGTGAAACAGAACTAATGATGTGGGACATTTGGTTAGATTGGCAAGCACTAAACTACCCACAAGACTTCAGCATTGAATATCCAGATACATTTGACATGCGTGATGAGCATTTAGAATTAGACTTCTTAATGAAAACACGTAGTTCAGGCGTAGACAATGAGATGTTCAAACATGAAGTAAGCAAACAAATTGTTGCACTAACAATTGACGATGCAGTATTGCAAAGTGAGATCTTTGCAGACATGGAACAACATGAGAATGACTTTGTTCCACATGAGATGATGGATCCTATGAGTGGAAAGATAGTTGCTGTTACTAGTGAAGAGCAACACTTAGCACTTGAAGAAATGGGATTCACTATGCACACAGACGGTGAACCTAGAGTCACATTTAGGCCTCAAGATGGTGATGCAGGAGACTACTAAAGTTGGCATTTGATACAGAACAACATGACAGGATACTACAGGACACTCTAGATGATATTCAAACTGGCACATATGATACCAGTAAGAGTCTAGAAAATGCAATAGCGGACTTAGTAGCCCAAGGGCTATCTATTGAGATAGTAAGACCTCAGATCATGCAGACTTTTAATGCATACGCACAGTCTATACGGTCTGAGGCACAACCCTTGACAAGGTTGAGTCAGGATTACATAGACCAAAGCAGTGCACCAGAAACAGCCGCAGATTTAGCGGCACAACAAACACTATTAACACTTAGTGAGGACAATTTAAGCAGTGAAGTTACAGGACATACTGAGGACGTAATTCAAACTATAGTTTTAGCAACTGTAGCTGGAGTTGCATTAGCCTCTCTGCAAGGACAAGTAAGAGGAAGAATTAGTGGAGTATTAATGGATTCAAGTGATCCTGTTATACGCCGCTTACAACGTGATCTTAGACGTGCAATGAGTGAAGGTGCTGCTGGAAGGCAGATAACTGAACTACGCAGACTAATTAGAGAACGTTTACCAAAGGACATTGCAACAGCAAACAGTCTAGCAGTTAAACTTAGTTCAACTGTAGACAACAGTATTGGAAGCTTTGATGGAGCATTTGCTAAATCACGTGCTGACAGACTGGGAACTGAAAAGTTTATGTATGCTGGTGGAATTATAGAAACATCAAGACCTTTCTGTAAACAACACTTAGGTGATATTATGACCAGAGATGAGATTGATGATATATGGTTACAACAAAGTTGGGCAGGCAAAGAACCGGGTGATCCGTTTGTAGTAAGAGGCGGATACAATTGCATGCACTACTGGGTGCCCGTAGATGAAGATGGATTTGAAGTTGATTCTGCAGGGAATCTAAACGGATAAATAAGAATATACAAAGTAGACACCCTAGGTGTCCTAACCCTAACTAATAAAGGAATATTGACATGACAATGAATGAAACTCATGGTAACACTGAAGACGCAGTCACTGGGAATGCGGAAACAGGCCAAACTACAGACTCCCAGGTTGAAACTAGTAAGACGTTTACTCAAGAAGAGGTAAATGAGCTTATTGGAAAGCGTATCCACCAAGTGAACAAGAAGTATGAAAATGTTGACGTGGAAGAATACAAAGCACTCAAAGGTTTGAAAGAACAGATTGAGGAAGAGCAACTGATTAAGAAAGAAGATTTTAATGGTGTTCTCAAGAAACAGAAAGAGAAAGCAGATGGGGAACTATCAGCACTACGTTCTGAACTTGAAACTATTAAGATTGACGGAAGTTTGATGACGGCCGCAAGCCGTGCTAAAGCAGTAAGTCCAGATCATGTGGCTCAACTATTGAGAAAGAATATCCAACTAGGTGCAGATGGTAACGTAATTGTTACTGGAGTAGACGGCAAGCAGAGGTACACAGATAATGCGGATCCTATGAGTGTTGACAATCTAGTAGAGGAATTCCTATCAAGCAACCAGTATTTTAAAAGTGCAGGTCCTTCTGGGGCTGGAAGCACAGGTAATACGCAAAACGCTAATCCACAGAGTTTGGATTTAGCACAACTTGATATGAACAATCCTGAGCACAGAAAAATCTATACAAAGATGAAGACGCAAGGGAAAGTTTAATTAATAACATAACCATTATTAGGAGACAATAAAATGGCATACGCAAATGAATATGGATCAGGCATCAACTTAAAAGCCTTAATGATTCCAACACAAGCAGCAACAGTTTACGCTGCACAAGAAAACTCACTCTACCTCAATGGTAGCATGATTCCTATTGTAGAAGTAGGGGAAGGTAGTTCTTCAGCACAAATAGCAGTAATGGGTACAGTACCTGTACAAACTGTTGTTAACAATGCTGGCTCACAGACACAGGAAATTGAAATAGATTTTGCTGCAGTTCTTCCTACTAACACACCTACAACAATTATGTTAGATTTACTTGCAGCACGTTCTGTAATTAGAGATCTAGGTGGAGTTGATTTTAACAACTTTGGCAGAATTTTAGGATCCGCTATTGCAGATTCTGTAGATTCTAGGGTTTCAGCTAACTTAGGCGCACTAACAGTAGTTGCTCCAGCAGGCGGCGCAGTTACATTGCTAGATGATCTATACAACGCAATTGGTACAATTAGAGACGCTGGTGAAACTGGTCCTCTAAACTGTGTAGTATCAGCAGCAAAATACGGTGACTTTATGAAAGTTATTGGTAATGCAGGCTTTGCAGGTTCTGAAACACAAAATGCAGCAATGCGTTCAGGTTTCTTGGGCATGATTGCAGGCGTTCCATGTTTTGTTTCAGCAGCATTTAATGCAGCTAACACAGGCCTTACTACTCCAGACTTTGCAGTGTTCTCACAGGACGCAGTAAGAATGGCAACACAAGGTGGCGTTAAAGTTGAATTTGAACGCAGAGCAGCAGCAGTTGGTACAGATATTGTAGCTTCAATTGCATTTGGTTCAGCAGTAATTGATGCAACACGTGGTGTAACAGTAGGTACAGCATAAGACAGCCTAATTATTTAGGTAGCTGGTGGGCAGAAATGTCCACTAGCAACAACACTACAGGAGAAGAAAATGGCATTTGCTAACAATACAAATTTACAAGAATATGCACCTGAAGTTTTTGAACAGGGTGTAGATGACTGGTCAGATGAACTAGCTAAAGCTCAAATTGATGTTATTAACTTAATTCAATTTAAATGGTGGAATAAGTTCTACAGCAGAAGTACGTTTGATTCTAGCAAACTAGTTGAAGCACAATGGACTAAAAGCTGTGTTTACCAAGCAATGTATGCTTATATATTACCTAAACTATCTACATTTAGACCAGAAGGTGATCCTTTCAGAGAGCAATTTGTTTTTTATAAAGACAGATTCCAGGAAGAATGGGAATTACAATTTGGCGTAGGTATA